GGGTACTTGGTTTTATAATGTGCCAACAGGAAGCAGTCATTTATTTGGTATTAACAACTCCAATCAACTTGTTATAAAAGGTACAGGCATAGGCATAGGAAAAACACCAAGTACATGGTATTTAGATGTAGATAGTTCAAATAACTATGTAGCCTCATTTGATGGTAGTAATAATACAGGTATTGTTATTAATAGCGAATCAAACTCAGGCGAAATCATTGGTTATTCTAATTCTGCTAGTTCTTATAACAAGGTAAATATAAGAGGTGCTAGTGGTACAGGTTTAGTAGTTGATACTTCAAATAAAGTTGGAATAGGAACTACGAGCCCAACGGTACCTTTAGATGTTTATAACGGTAGTGGTTGGGGAGGCTTAGACCTTGATGGAGCTTCTGGTGCAGAATTAAGAATGCAGAAAGCTGGAACTACTTATGGACAAATGTATGCTAGTGATAGTCATGGCTTTGTAATAAATGCTACAAATGGTTTAGCAGATATACTTTTCCAATCTGGCGGCTCTACAAAAATGCTACTAGATAACTCAGGTATTCTAGGTATAAACGTAACTCCAAATACTGGTCATACAAATTCATCAGGTTCTTTACAAATAAAAGGTTCAAATGATAATTACCAAGCAACTAACTTTAATGAAGGCTCTATGCTTAGTCTTGATGCTACAAATAGTGAAGGTCGTTATGCTTCTATAAGATTTACACATAATGGACAGACAGAAGGTTTCTTTGGTCTAGTAAGAAGAGGCTCTACTAGTGATATATCAGATTTTGTATGGCAAATGTATAATGGTACAGCTAATGCTTATCAGGAACACATGAGGCTTAGTGAAGCAGGACTTCTTGGCATAAAGGAATCTAATCCTCAACATGCTTTACAGATAAAAGCGACTAGAGCAAATTATGCTTCAGTTGTTCTTAATGTAGATACAGGAAGTGGTCCAACAAATTATGGTTATCACGTAAATTTAATCAATGACCCTAATGACGGAACGAGGTGGTTGTTTAATGGTCAGTCGGGTAATTCTACTAAAGCACAGATAATGAGTAATGGTGCCTATCAAAGTGCCCTAAATAGTTATGGTTCAACATCTGATGAAAAGTTAAAAGAAAACATAAAAGACGCTACCAATAAGTTAGATGAAGTATTAAAACTAAAAGTAAGAAACTTCAACTACAAGGCAGATGCAGACAAACAAAAACTTATAGGGATGATAGCCCAAGAGGTTGAGACAGTTTTCCCTGCTTTAGTTTTTGAAAGTGAAGATACTGAAACAGTTGATGGAGAAATCAAATCTTTAGGCACTACAACTAAAAGTCTTAAATATTCTGTTTTTGTTCCAATACTAATAAAAGCTATCCAAGAACAACAAGTACTCATAGAGGCATTACAAAAAGAAGTGGAGGAATTAAAAGGTGGCTAAAACAAAAGTACATGGTGAATATTTAGATCCTTCAGTAATATCTGGACAAACTCAGGTAACGGCTGTTGGAGCTGACTCTGTTCTTATTTTCGATGCCACAGACAATGCACTAAAGAAAGCTCTACTTTCTGATGTTATTGAAACAGTAGGATCTACACCTTCTTTCACAAGTGCAACTATTTCAGGTGACTTAACTGTCGATACAACTACCTTAGTGGTTGATTCTTCTAATAATAGATTAGGCATAGGAACTGCGAGTCCTCAAGCACATTTAGATATAAATACAGAAACCGCAGAGGCAACTACTGTTATTTTAAATGGTGAAGCAAATCAAGATAAAATTCTTAAATTTAGACACTATGCAAATAGTGAAGCAGCAGCAGACGGATATGCAGGATTTATTGGTTCTGTTGTAGATAATGTATTAACATTAGGACACTTTAATTCTTCAAATGCTGAAATACAGGTTTTACACGTTACAGAGGGTGCAGACGTAGGCATATCAACTACGAGTCCTGACGCAAAGTTACATATAAATCAAGGAACTGCTTCATCAGGAGGTACAGGCGACCAGACAAACGCTAACAATCACGCTCTTTATATAGAAAATTCTGGCTCTAATGGCTACCCTAGAATTGTTCATAAATCAGCAAGTTCAATCGTAGCATCAGTAACAAATGCGGAAACTGGAAAAAATATGTATTGGGGTGAGTCAACAGATACAGGTTATTATTATTTTAGAGGAAGAGACTTATTAGTTACAGATGGAGACGTAGGAATAGGAGAATCCTCACCCGCTGCTCCTTTGCACGTTGAGCATAGTTCTGGAACTGCTTTCGATTCCAACACAGAAGTTACTGAATCAACAATTATTTCTAATAAAGCAGGAACAGATAATTCGGGTGTAAATAATTATGCTTCTTTAGGGCTTCACGTTGCCGATGGAGCTACTTCACAAGGATTTATGAGCTATGTAAGAGACGGAAATAATTCAGGTTATTTTGCGTTTAGCGGTAGAAATGGTAGTTCGAGCTATAAAGAAAATATGCGTATTACATCGGAAGGATTGTGGACGACAGCAGGGTTGCATATAGTACACAGTTCAACACCGAATAATTTTGTTGCAGGTGCTTCCGCAGACACATGGTATGACATAGACAACTATAACTATCAAAATCAGCATAACGGGACAGCAGGGGTAGACGGCACTGCCATGACTATTACACTACTTACTTGGGCAAATCAAACCACTACTTATGGGTATATTGTCAGATTGTATATAATACATGGGGCTTATTCAGCAAATACTCATACGCTCTACGGAAGTGCAGGAATTGACAGTAGCTTAGATGCAGGAGACAGTTATTCAAGAACTTTTGGAGAAAAATATGATGTCGGAGGAAATGGGGCGATCGTGTATGCTACTGGGCATACGGATATTCAAAACTTAAAAGTTGCAGTACGATTTAATAATCACACTTCTACTAATTATAATCCTTTGACTCTACAAATAAAAACAAACGGACCACCTGCATCTGGGACTACACCCTCAATGAAAGTAATGAGATTATAATGGCAAAAATTGTAAAAATAGATATTTGGGAACAAGATAGAGAAAAAATAATTGTACATTTAGATGCAGATGCAACTAAGGGGGAAGTGTTGTTTTGGATTCTTCCAAATAGCGATGATGGGTCTAGCGAATGGGATGAAGTAAAAGAATGGTTAGCAATCAAAAAAAATAAAATAACAGACGACTTAAAATATGCTGCCGATGTAATGTATCAAATAAAAAGACAGTACCCATCAATTCAAGACCAGTTAGATATGCAATACTGGGATGCTATAAATGGAACTACAATTTGGAAAGACCTAATAACAAAAATAAAAACAGATAATCCAAAAGGATAAGAAGTGGAGAAATTGAAAGTTGGCTAACACAAAAATAACATCAGATAACCTAGACACCAACATAGACATAGCAGGTACGCTTGATGTGACAGGTGCTACTACGTTGGATGCAGGTCTTACCGTAACTAATGATGGCTCAGGCGAAGCAGATGTTGCACGTTTTTCTCGTACAAACAGCTCTGACGTTGGTTTTTTAGATATAACTATTGATCCTAACAACGATTTAGCGATCTTTGATGCTAGTGGTAGTTCATCACAATCTATCGTTTTTAGAAGTGGTGGAACGGAAAGGGTTAGGTTTGCTTCGTCTGGAAACGTAGGCATAGGAACTTCAAGTCCTTCGTCTCCAAACTCAGTTGATAGGTTTTTACACATACACGACGCTGACCATTGTTCTATTGTTTTAAGTGATAACCAAAACACTTGGGAGATTGTTTCAAACAATACTTTTACAATTAGAGATGGTACAGACACTAGGCTTAACATAGACCCATCAGGAAACGTAGGAATAGGAACTTCAAGTCCTAGTGCTCCGTTACACATTGTAGGAGATGGAAACACAGGTCAGAGAGTTCATGTAGGTACTTCATCAGCACATCAAATATATCTAGGCAACACAGGTGGAGTTTCTTCTGTAGGTACACTATCTAGCCATGATTTTCAAGTAATCACTAATGGTGCTAGCAGGGTACTTGTTAGTACGACTAATGGTGTCGGAATTGGAACTGCAATAGACCATGCTTATACATCCTATGATTCATTAGAGATTGGATATGCTGCGTCTTTCACAGCCAATGGTGGTGGTAATGATTGTCAGATTGGAAATAATTTTTATTTAGATGACGCAGGTAACTGGTCATATAAACATAGTGCAGAAGCAACATTGCTTTCAATGGGTGCAGGAAACCAAATATTTTATCGTGCAGCTTCTGGTACTGCTGATGCTCATATAACTTGGCTTGAAAGTATGCGTATTGACGAGCATGGCACTCTAAAGGTAAAGACTGACCAATCCACTTTGTCTAGTGGCAAATATAATCAAATATGGGGAGGAGGTTCAAAATCTCATGGCTCTTTCTTGTCACCTTATATGACTTTATCTACAAGGTATGGTTCATGGGATGCGAATATTGGTTGTAACGCTAGGTCTAACATAGGGCAGCAAAGTGGAGGATTAGAACAGGCTACAGCTTATGGTGGAGGCGGAGCAAGTAATTTAATAGTAGGTTTTACTACTTTAAAATGGTATCACTACCCTTCATCAGTAACTAACACGTTAGGCACAAATTTACCTATTAGTAGTACATATCTTTATTTGCAAGCTGATACTTCTGGACTTAACATTAAAGGCAGTTATGCAAGTAATGCCTCTGATAGAAGATTAAAAGATGATATAAAACCGATAACAAATGCAGTAGATAAAGTAAAACAATTAACAGGAAATACCTTTACATGGAAAACAACTATTCCAGCAAGCGGAGAACCAATACCAAAGCACAAAGCAGGTAAAGAAGATGTGGGTGTTATTGCTCAAGAAGTGCAAGAAGTAGTTCCAAGTGCAGTTTTACTATCTCCATGGGACGCTGAAGTAAAAGAAATAGATAATCCTGATTTTGATGGAGACGTGGAAACAAGCGGACCTCAAAAAATATCTGATCCAGAAGGATTCACGTCTGTAACTGGAGAAAATTATTTAACTGTAAATGAGGAGAAATTAGTGCCTTTATTAATAGAGGCAATTAAAGAACAACAAACAGTAATAGAAGATTTAAAAACACGAATTGAGGCACTAGAGTCTTAGTGCTATGATTATATTTTTAACTAAATAAGGAGTATTTATGACAGAGCAAAAAATAGAACGCGTTAACTACAACGGCAAAGAGTATCTTATAAAAGATCTTACTGACGCAATGAAGAAAGAGTTTAACTTACTTCTATCGATACAGACTGAATTGAACAGGTTAGGTGATCTAGTTACAATTCAACAAAGAGCACAAAACAGCACTATGGGGGCTCTTGACGCTCTTATTGAAGAGGGAAATGTAAAAGAAGCACCGCCTCTTACTACAGTGACTGATGAGCAGTTAGAAAAAGCTCACGATGTAATAGAGAAGGCACAATAGTTATGAAAGCGTTACTTAAAAATCTAGTAAGCACAGTGGCCCCAACAATAGGAACTGCATTAGGTGGTCCTATGGGGGGCATGGCAGCAAATATGATTGCCGATGTATTAGGATGTGACACAGATGCTAAGTCTATACAAAAAGCTATGGACGCAGCTACTCCTGAACAAATGCTTGAACTTAAAAAAGCCGAAGCCGCTTTTGAAGTTAAAATGAAAGAGCTCGAAGTAGACGTGTTTAAACTTGAAGTAGCGGATACTCAAGATGCTAGGAAAGCTTTTTCTAAAGATTGGACTGCTAGGATTATAGGTATCGCTGTTATTGGTGGGTTTATGGGTTACATATTCTTAGTCACAATACAACCGCCAGAACAAAATAGCGAAGCTCTAATCAACCTTGTATTAGGATATTTAGGTGGGTTAGCTTCGGCTATAATTAGTTTTTATTTTGGAGCTTCAAATACACCGGGTAAAGATGAATAGAGCAGCACTTATTGAAGAACTAAAACGCGATGAAGGTGTAGTCCTTACCTTATACAAATGCTCGGCAGGTAAAAATACTATTGGAGTAGGTCGAAATATAGATGATCGTGGTATTACAGAAGATGAATCTGATTACTTATTAAGTAACGACATAGACCTTTGTGTAAGAGAATTAGAAGGGGCTTTCTCTTGGTTTGGCACTTTATCTGACTCGAGACAACGGGTTCTTGTTAATATGTGTTTTAATCTAGGCTTATCTAGATTAATGGGTTTTAAAAAGTTTTTAGCTGCTATGGAAGCAGGAGAATGGGAAACAGCTGGCGTGGAAATGCTAGATTCAAAATGGGCAGAGCAAGTTGGGCCAAGGAGTACCCGCTTACGAGATCTACTTCTGGAGGGGTAGTGTGGCGTACTACAAACTTATTACCTTTTCGGGGATTGCCCCTCAAATATCTCCTAGACTTTTAAATGATACAGTAGGACAAACTGCTAATGATTTAGACCTAGATAGCGGCGTACTTATTCCCATAACAGAAAACTCACAAACTCAAGCACTAACGCAATCAGGTAGAACTAGTATTTATTATTACGAGTTTGCTGGGAGTAATTTTTGGTTAGAGTGGACAGAGGACGTGGATGTTCAACCGGGGCCCATTGCTGACGATGCGTTGGCTAGATTGTATTGGACAGGAGAGTCTTTTCCTAGAATGGCAGCAGGTGACATAATAACTGCTAGTGGTTCTGGTAGGTATCCTAGAAACTTCTATAGATTAGGCATACCCGCTCCTACTGCTGCTCCTACCACAAGTGTTAGTGGCACAGACGACGGTACAACTACACAATACAGCACAGCGTACGTGTATACGTTCGTCTCAGCTTATGGAGAAGAGGGACCGCCATCTCCGGTATCTTCTGTGGTAACAAAAGTAGATGCGCAAACAGTTACGGTAGGAGGATTAGAAACTTCTGCAGGATCGGGGGTTGGACGAACAAATACAAACTTAGCTAAGAAACGTATATATAGATCAAATACAGGCTCTAATACTACAGCGTTTCAGTTTGTTGGGGAGGTGACCTTAGCGACTAGTAGTTTTACCGACACTGTAACAAACGCAAACTTAGGTGAGCTTATACCGTCTACTTTCTGGATCGCTCCCCCCGATGAACAAACTTCTTTATATCCAAACGGGCCTATGAAAGGACTGACTGCTTTACCTAACGGTATCTTTGCTGGTTTTACAGGAAAAAGACTTTGTTTCTCTGAGCCTTTCTTACCTCATGCCTGGCCTGTAGCTTTTCGTACTACACTTGAGGATACTATTGTAGCAATCGGAACTACAGGTAATGGTCTATTTGTAGGCACAGAAGGTAATCCATATTTCGTAACAGGGGTTGATCCGCAGTCCATGACTTCTATTCGTATAGAAGCGGCTCAAGCGTGTTTAAATAAAAGGTCTATGGTTGATATGGGGCCGTACGTCATATACGCATCGCCAGACGGTTTAGTAGCTGCAGCTGGCACTGATGTACAAGTAGTAACAGAGGGGTTGATATCTCCAAAACAATGGCAAGCAGATTTTTACCCATCTACAATACAGGGTTTTTTATGGCAGGGTAAATACGTAGGTTACTATGCTAGTGGATCAAACTTTGGCGGTTTTATGTTTGACCCTAGGGGTGGCAAAAACGCACTTACAACTTTGACTCAAACCTCTAGCACTAGCACAAAAGGCGGACACACAGATCCAGATACTAATGAGCTGTATGTAATAGAAGGCAGTAATATAAAAGAGTTTCAAGGTAGCACTACAAACGAGTCACTTACATTTAAAACAAAAGAATTTGTACCTAGTAAGCCAACTAAAATGGCTTTTGTAAAAGTAGAAGCGGAAGCCTATAGTGGCAATGGTATTACAGTAAAAGTATTTGGAGATGGCAGTTTGTACTACCAAGCCATCATTACGGCTTCTGGTAGCGCCTTTAGTGTAACAGGACAAACTCCTAGTTTTAGTGCTACTACTATACCAGAACCTATTCTTAGGTTACCTTCAGGGATTCATAAAACGTATGAAATACAAGTGGAGGGAGCTCACACGATTAATGAAATCTGCATAGGGGAGTCCATAGAAGAACTGAGGGCGGTGTAATGAGTACAACTGGGACAAAGTTACCAGCTATAGTAGCTGTACCAAGTAATACAGATCCGCAGTTAAAAAAGACTCTAGATTCTCTTATCGAGACAATGCAGGTCCTAATAGGACGAAGAGGCGATCCAAGAGATAGAGCTGTAACTTTACGAGAATTAGTCACAGCAGGTCTTGCAGAAGAACTTTTAGACAACCCATTTAACCCAAATGCAGGAACGGGTTTCGTAGACTTTGGACCACCGCCTGCTTTAAATGACGTTACGATACCCCCAGTTCCTACCGGGGTTACTGCTAGTGCAGCTTTTACTACAACTGTTGTGTCTTGGGACGACCCGCAGTTTGGTAATTTTGCTTTTACAGAAGTGTATAGGGGAACTTCTAATAACATAAGTAACGCTGTTTTAGCAGATACTACTACTGCTTCTGTCTGGTCTGATTCAAATGACTACAATCAAACATTTTATTACTGGGTTCGGCATGTATCTACTTCTAATATAGAAGGGCCATTTGCCGCTGCGAATGGTGGGAATGGCGTTACTACTGCAGCGAATATAGCAGCTGTGATGACTAGCTTGAGTCAAACTTTAGCAGACTTACCTGGTTACAATCTATTAGCTACGAATACAACGGCAGCTACGATTATAAAAAGTTCTAGTCAACCTAGCACAAGAGGAGATGGCAGTTCGTTACAACCTAATGATATATGGTTCGATACAGACGATGGTCAGATATATGTAAGAAACGCAGCAAACAACGCATGGGTCGCAGGCCGTGACTCTAGTTTAGTTACTTTGTTTGGTAGCACTAGTTTTACTGGTAGTACTTTAACTGGTGCAATGGCTACAGCTCAATCTGATATTGTTACTGTTACTAATGCACAAAGCGCTACTGCTACTTCTCTGACAAATCTTACTAGCACGGTAGGAACAAACACTAGCTCTATCTCTACTTTAAATACGACTACTGCTAGCCACACTGGAGACCTTGATGCCATGTTTGTATTACAGGTTTCTACAGAATCTAACGGTAGTAAATCTGCAGCAGGTATGGTTGTTGGGTCTAGCGCAAGCGACGGGTCTGGGGCGCAATCTTTTGTGCAATTTCAAGCAGATAGGTTTGTTATATTCAATGGCGCTAGCGGTAATGCTTCACCATTTGAAGTGTCTAGTAATACAGTATTTATTAAAAATGCGATGATACAAGATGCAGCTATAACAACTGCTAAGATTGCGTCGTTAGCTGTGGATGAAGCGCGTATAGCTAGCGCGGCGGTGACAAATGCTAAGCTTGGAAACGCATCTGTGAGCACTGCTAAGATTCAAGACGCGTCTATAACAGATGCGAAAATTGTGAACGCAGCCGTGACAAATGCTAAGATTGCTACCGCTGCGATAGACACTGCTAAGGTTAGCAGTTTGTTTGCAAATACTTTAAATGGCGATGTATCAAAGGCTACAGCTACTAAGTTAGCTTCCAGCGTTTCTTTCACCAACAACAGTAATACTTTTGTTACAGTTTTAGAAAACGAACTAGCAAAACCTACTCACAGTAGCGGTTGGGTGCCATATGCTTCGTTTAATCTGAATAGAGTAAGTGTAGAAAAAAACTCGTATTATCATATAGTAATTGAAATGGCTGCTTGGAATGTAAACTCTCAAGGTGGGACTTCTAACGAAGCTGCTTCAACAAGCAGTGCTCCTTCAGCTTTTGGCACTGGCTATGATGGTAGTGCTATTACATCTACTTTTATAACTGGTGTAACTGGGACACACACAGCTAACCTTATTACAGTAGCTCAAGCGGTCGCTAGTGAAGTAGTAGCTGGTGACATTGTCTTTGTAGGATCAGAAGAAAGGACAGTAACGGGCAACTCTGTGGTATTTGGTGCTAGATTAATTGGATATTCGGGTTCTAGCTTCGGAAGTGCATCTTCTCTTACTGTTGGTTTTAAAGAAAATGTGACTGCCGGAAATGTTGGTAAGTACGTACAAGTCTCAAAGATATTATGGGTTGCTGTAGATACAGCTTTTAATGATTTTGCTATAGCAGGTGTTTTTGGTGGGGGCACTGCAAGCACTGTTACCCACGGCGTAAAAGCCAGAGTTAGGATATCAGGGGATGCTAATATCATTGGGTCTAGTAACGCAGCAACAACTGAAAATGTTCATGACGCAACAGGAATTTTAATAGGAGTAAGATAATGGCTTGGGTTAAATGGGTAGACGGCGCTGTTGTTAATAATGCTTTACACTCTGAAAAAGGCGCAGGCGATGGTTGGAGAGAAGTTTTTGATGAAGTAGAAGACAACTCTGCAGGGAAACGCATTGTCATAATAGAAGAAGATGGAAAGCTATACAGACGAGAGCAAGATATTGTTTATACGTATGATCAAAAAAGAGAACAAGAATACCCGCATGTTAAAGACCAGTTGGACATGCTCTATAAAGATCAACTTAATGGGACTACCACCTGGAGAGACGCTATTACTGCTATAAAAGAAAAATACCCAAAAGAATAAAGTTGTTATAGAATAAAAACATGATTAATAGACCTATAAATCATAAAGAACCACATACATACAAAGATATTTGTACTAAGAAATATTCTACTGTCCCAAATCATGACGGCTCAGTGCCAGGAGAAGGGCCAAATAAGAACTTTGTTGATACAAAATCTCATCGTAAATTTAAAAACACAAAAGTGGAGTACTAATATGGCGTATTCATATACCAGAAAACCTGCTAAGAAAAAGAAAAAGAAAGGCATGACCAAAAAAGCTAAGCCTATGAAAATGAGAAAGATGAGGTACTAATGAAAAAGCTATCTCCTAAACAAAAAAAGATAGCTAGAGTAGCTAAACCTCGTAATCGCATTACAGGCGCAGATTTTAAAGGCCTAAGACGTAATAAAAAAAGAAAAAAGTGAAGGAACAAAAACAAGTGCCTTCTACAGCATTTGAGAGGGAGTGTACTCTTAGGTTTGATTTTATTGAAAAAAGATTAGACGAAGGGTCAGATAAATTTAAACGTTTAGAAGTATTATTATGGGGGGTTTATCCTGTAGTAATAACTTGTTTATTAGCTACTAGGTATCTTTAATGTATGAATACAGTTGCACAGTGGAAAGGGTTGTTGATGGCGATACCATCGATGTTGTTCTGGACCTTGGTTTCGATATTCTTTATAGGTCTCGTGTTCGTTTATATGGTATTGATACTCCCGAGTCACGTACTCGTGACAAAGATGAGAAGGCTAGAGGAAAAATGGCTTCGGCTTTCTTAAAAGAAGCGATAGAAGGCGGCAACAAAATAGTTATACAAACAAAACTTAAAGACTCAAGAGGTAAATTTGGTAGAGTTTTAGGCAATGTTGTTGTAGATGAAGAAAACATTAACCAGTCTATGATTGATGCTAATCTAGCAGTTGCATATTATGGACAAAGCAAAAACGAAGTAGAACAAGAACACTTAGAAAATAGAAGAATTCTTATAGAAAAAGGACTATTTGAGCCTGTTGGGTAATGGAACAAGCAGTCACTTTAATAAATGAAGTTGGATTTCCAATAGCAGCAGCAGGTGGTTTAGGTTTCTTTATATGGAAACTAATCAACAGAATCATCGATGGTATGGAAACCAAGTTAGACACCTTAGATGATAAACAAGCGGAGCTTATTTCCAACATGGAAGAAAGGCTTGGCACTAAACTAGACTCACAACACGGAATACTGGTAGCACTTATTGACAGAGTACGAAGTCTAGATAATGAGATAATTCGTTTAGATGTAATGCTCAAGACAGCAACGGGATTAGGTCATTTGGTTGACACAGACAAAGTAGCAAAAGCAGATAGAGATGATCAGAGGAAAGATTGATGGATAAATACGATGCAATCATAACAATAGTCGCAATCATTCTTCTTTCAACTATTGTCATAATGACAGTCGAAGCTGATGAGATGGTACACAAATTTAAAAACCCTAGTTTTTCTGGACAGGGTACTTCTAGTCATTATCTAACAATAGAAAATCAAGAGTTCAACAGAAAAGAAGCTATAAAAGAAGAAATAAAAGCGTACCAGGAGGATTTAGAAAGGGAAGCAGAAAACACTACGCTTGCAAGGTTTATTAGGAATTTAGAATCACGCATCTATGCTCAGCTGTCACGCCAGTTAGTAGATAGTTTATTTGGCGAGACAGCATCTGACTTTGGTGTTTTAGAATTAGAAGGTAACACCATAGAATATAGGGTTGAGGACGATAAGGTAACACTAATAATTACAGATGAAGAAGGCAATACGACAGAAATTACTGTACCTCTTGGTTCTTTCACTTTCTAGTTGCGCCTTAATCATACCGCCATTAGACAATGGGATACCCCCAGTAAAAAACATAGAAGCACCGCTTGTCGGTGTATTACTTACAGAGCTTGCGGAAGTTAAAAAACCTTTAAAAAAACCCATAGTAGCTGTATATCCTAGTTCTTTTAGTGACAAGACTGGACAACGAAGAAGTAACAGTCAGTATGCAAGTTTTAGCACAGCTATAACTCAGTCGCCAGATACTTACTTAATTAGAGCCCTTAAACACTCAGGAGTTTTCACTGTTGTAGAAAGGACTGGTTTAGACAACTTAACAAAAGAACGCCAAATCATACGCTCCGCTAGAGAAAAATTCGATGAAAAACAACAACTAAAGCCTTTGCTTTTTGCTGGATTACTAATGGAAGGTTCTGTTGTAACGTATGAAAGCAATGTAAAATCTGGAGGAGCTGGAGCAAGATACTTAGGTATCGGAGCTTCAAAAGAGTATAGACAAGACTCAGTAACAATATCTTTACGGACTGTATCTGTTCTGACAGGCAAGATTTTGTTAGAAGTGCTTGTCACAAAATCAATTACAAGTGCGGCCGTGTCTTCTGATGTATTTAGGTTCTACGCAAGCAATACTGAATTAGTTGAAATTGAGACCGGTATAGTAGAAAATGAGTCTATAAACATTGCTCTACAAATGGCAGTAGAGACAGCAGTTTTACAAACAATAGAGGAGGGGTATGAAGAAGGCTATTGGAAACATAAAGAAACTGATATTATCAAGCCTAGTTGCGATGATGAGTGCATCGCTAATATACGGGGCTGATAACGAAATATTCATAGATCAGTCGGGTGCTACATCTAACTTGGATATAGAACAAGTCGGTGGAAGCGGAAACATCATTGGTGGCGCTGATGCTGCTGCGGGATCAATGACTGCACTAGATATTGATGGTACGAGTATGACTTTAGATATACTGCAAAAAGGATCTACAAACAAATTCCTTGGCGATATATGGGCTGATAGCTATACCGGTTACTTTCAATTCATAGGCGATAGCAATACTTTTAATATGTCTACTGATGAAACAAATGCAACTGGAGCAGATGGTTCTAATGTAA